GCAAACGCATGGGCTGCAAAGTGTTACAAGAAAAAAGGCGGAAGCTGGAGATCTGTAAAAGAAAGCACAGAAATGGACGAATTTAAAAGTTTAATAAAAGAAAATATTGTTTTTAATTTTTTAGAAAACGCCAAACCCGAGTTTGCTCGTCGTGGTGCTGGCCGCCAACGTCCAAAAAGTTGGAACAAAGGTACCAAATCTGGTTCTGAAAAACGCAAAATGCGAGAACAAGGCAAACGTGAGAGCGATCAACGTGAAGTATACGAAGGCGTATCTCCGTTCAAACGATGGGAACTACATCAAGAACTAAAACACGAAGACACTCCTAATTTTGAAAGAAACATGAGACAGGATGCAGAGATTGCCAGAATGGATCAAAACGCAAAATGGTCTATGCAAAGACTGCTGCCAGTATACGAAAAACACGGTATGGCAGAAGAACATGCAGCACGCACAGATCAATACGGCTTTCCAGTATTTGCACACGCCATAACTCATCCTAATTTTAAAGCATTTGCTAAAGACTTTATTGATTTTCACACTATAGAAAATAAGAAACATTGGGCAGAACACGGCAAAGCATCATCATTCCACTGGCCAGCAATTCTGCGTGCAAAACAGGGGTTAGAAAGTCTTCGACAACACGAAGAATACGTAGCAAAAAAACAACAATCGTCTGGTGATCTAACCGAAGGCGAATCTTGGGGCCCAGAATTTGCTGGTTCATCACAAGATGATGCAACTGCTAAAGCATACGAAGACGAAGCCCGTGAAGCTGCTATGCGTCAACGGGGTCCTGTTTCTCATGATGAAATGATGAAAAAAATTCAACAAGCACACGAAGGTGCACTGTCCCACACATACACCGCTCATACCATGGGCAAACACAAAAAACAAGATTCTCATCATATGTTATCAAAATACATTGAACACTTCCGCCACTTAATGGGACCAGGTTCAAGCGATTGAACTGTTAGATTTTAATTTTAAATATAAAGCCTTACAAATAAAGTAAGAATCAACGATATCGGAAACTGGATTTCCGATATCTTTTTTTCCCGGACTGATAATCTTTTGGACATCTATAAATGTTTCACGCACAAAAGCTTTATACATTTCTTCTTTGTTGGCATTTCCCTTACCAGACGCTTGTTTTTTGATGGCACTGGGAGGAATTACCTCTACAGGAATGCCTGCTTGATGTAGTCTATACTTGAGAACTCCAGTATTTTCGGCTATATGAAACACTTTCCCCTTTGCACCAAACGCGTATCCTTCTATGGCAATTTGTTCACATACACCTAGATGTTCCATCGCCCAATCTGATATGTTTTCGTATCGTGAAAAATCACTTGTCCAATCGTTAAATGCTTCTCCATTAATATTATTTAAAAATAGCTTTTGGTTTTTTTTAACATCAGACAAAAAATGAAAAGAACAACGTTTAAAACAAAACGGTTCGGTGGAATTAAAAACACAGATGCTTGGACTTGTTAACGAATAATCTACACCTGCAATTAACATGTACAATATTTAGTTAAAATCCCATTGCCCGTGCAATCAGTATTCCAACTAAAAAGCTGTTGATACAGATGATAATTTTTTCCCAGTTATTTAAGTGGACATTTTTCATGTGTTATGGTGTCCTCTATCCAGTTTACGTAACGATCTAGTCTGCTTGCAGACTGTTCTACAAGAGTGCCGTCAACAACAGTCATGGACGATATAATGCCTGCCAGATGGCCGCCTTCTTCAAACACCGCACCACCAGAATCACCAAACCATATATGTCCTTTAAGAGGCAAAAATCTCATGTACTGGGGCTCTTCTTCAAATGTACCGTAATACCAAAAGGTTCCAGGCTTACTAATTTTTTTAATTTGATGAGAGTATCCTACTGTTGTTAGTGATTCTCTTTGAGATAATTCTGCTCCACTGTGAATTATTTCTGCTGGTGTTTCGTCACAACCTTCTGTTAGTATTAGTAATCCTAGATCATGTACAATCTCTTCTCCTGTTTTGTATTGCGGATGAAGAATAGTTTTTTCTATGATGTACGCTTTATCTTTGGTAATAAAAAACTTTAATTCATCACCGTCTATCACATGACCTGCTGTAAGAACAACAGCTGGAGCAATAAGAACACCACTTCCTATAAATTCGCCCTTTTCGTTATGTACGTGCCCCACACAACCGTACTTATCTTGAGTGGTGTGATCTGCTATTTGGAATCCAGGAAACGGATCCGGGTTACTAACACTCTTAGGTTCTGTTACTGTTGCAGTGGGGTATGGAATTTTGGAGACACTGGCATCTTTCTGGCATCCGTTTAGGAGGGCTAGAAGCACTGCGGCAAATATTGCAGTGGCCTTGTTCATTCCGTAAATATGTATACGATAAAATGGAAAAAATATAAATAATTGTGGAAAAAGGACCATAATGAATCAACTACCAATTAATAGCGAAACAGATATTATTAAATCTATTCTGGCAGAAACTGCCGCTTACAATGAATTAAATAATCATCACCTTAATGAAGATACCGGTGGTGCTATTATGCGTATTTTAGGCAAACTTGGTGGAAAACTTGCCAGAACTCCCAAAGCTCTTCCTCCCGGAGCAGGTACAGATCTGGCTAGAATTACAGGTGGTGCCATCACAACTCCGGGCAAAGTAGAATGGGAACCTATTCCCCAACTTGCTACAATTCAAAACACTTTTTCTGGTCTACAAGACACTGCAAAAAATATTCCTTGGGGCGGTCTAGCAGCGGCTGCAGGTCTTGGTGGTTTAGCGTATCTGGGTTCGCAGGCGTCTAAGGATAAAAAACAAGAGCGGTCTATGCTTCCTGTTTCACCGGCCAAAGAAATAGGTGGTGTAAAAATATCACCAACTTCTCCTACTGGAGTAACCGATCCTAATAAAGCGTGGGTTCCACAAACTCCTGCTGCACCAAAACCACTTACTCCAGAACCATCAACAATAACAAAACCAGCACTTTCTGACTATAAGATGGCTCCAAAAAATATACCTCCAGTAGAAATGCCATCTGCATCGTATAATCCTTTCCATACTGCACCTGCAGCAAAAAAACAACCAACAGCAGTTTCTCCTGTTTCTGCTCCCCGTTCAACCGGAACGGTTGCTCCGGGACAAATGTTCCCAACCCGTGCAGATGAACCTAACATTCCAGCCCCGGGTGTAGAACCAGCAGTAAAAAAACCAGAATCTAAACTGCCAGAACAACCAATGGATGTTGCAGCCATGGCGGCACAAATGCGTACTGATCGTTTTGCTGCAGAACGCGACAAAGCTACACCAGAGCAAAGAGCAGCAGTGGAAGCAAATGCAAAACGTCTGGGTGTAACACCTTGGACTCAAGAACATTACGATGCTGTCAGTAAAGATATAGATGCTGTTCGTAAAGATATGGCAGGACAAAAAACACAGCCCACACCACAAACTAGTAGCACCGAAACTCCTACCAGAGATACTTCCAAGATTGTTCCAGGTTCTCAAATGTGGAGTGAACTGTCTGCAGAAGAACGAAAATCGGTTCGTGATCGTTATGCCAAGGGAGAAGGCCCATCAATCAGTATTCGTTACAATAAAGAAACTGGTAAATTTGATGAACCAGGTTATGGCGAACAAGGTCAATACGGAGATATAGTTAAAGCACTTAATCTTGTTAACGAACAAACAAACGTAGAACGATACTGCAAGTTTATCAGTGAAAATTTAGGTGTAAATTTACGCGGATATCAAGCCAGTAAAAAAGCCCAAAGAAAGGGCAGATTATACCAAAAACAATTAGAGACTAGACCTGAAATGAGTTGGAGTGGTGATACAGCAACTGTACCGGATCTGCCTGCAATAAACAAACCCAGCAATGGTGTAAATCCGGAAACGTTTGTAAAACAACATGTAATTAAATTAATGACACAAGCCCAAGAAAAAGGTGTCAAAATGACACACGGACAGGCCCATAGGGCGGCTTTAGATTTGTTAAAGAAACATATGGGGCATGACTAATAAAAAACCCGGTCCTTGAGACCGGGTTTTTTGTTTTAGAAGGGGATTCGTGAGTTAATCCCTTTAGGATTCTTTTTAGGATTCTTGTCTTGTACATCTTGTAGATCTCGGTATAGATCAACCATATCACGGTCTATACGGTCTTGAAGATTATCAAGACGACCATTCACGTAATCCATATTATTACGGATCTCTTGATGAATTTCTTCTACTTCACGCTCACGACGGAAAGTGTAAACTACGGCTTGACGATACACCAAAAACGCAAGAACCACAGTAAGAATAAAATTAAACATAACCATATTATCAATATTCATAGTATCTCCTTAGTTATTAGTTAAATCAACCAGTTCACATTTATCGCCGCTACAAGCAAACGATTGTGTTCCAACAGTTTGGTCCATCTTTTCCCATTTCTTGAGTTCACTCCAATCAATATCCTTGGGAGTGGCTGCAAGCAGTTCTTCGTACTGGGCTTTGGTGCAGTCTTGATACGGTGCTTGACGATATGAATGGTCTGAGTGTGGTAGAAACGAAATACCACTAATCTCGTCAAAATGCTTGTACACCCACGCACCTACTTCCATCCACTCGTGCTCGCGTACAGTCACAGTGATAGACGGCTTGTGCTCGCACCAGTATCGCTGATAAGCCAGCCACAGTTCCAGATGCTCTATAGCAGTCATGTCGTTACGGGTAACCGAGCCTTCTGCTTTCATGGGGAACGAGAACACCATAACCGAATCAGGCTTCATCACGCACGGTTCGTGAGTGAATCCCTTTTCAATCATCATCTGGCACAGGGGATCCTTACGGTCAGCACGAACAGTACGGATATAGTACTCGTTGTGACGAGCGTGGATACCTGAAGCCGCATCTGTAAGTTGTGAAACTGTACCGCTCGGTTTGATACAGGTAATCGCTGCTGCAGGATTGATCCCCAGCTTTTTGGCCCATTCTGCATTGGTTTTAATCGCCATCTCCTTGAGATTGGACAGATTAGCTTTAAGGCCGTGCATATCACGCATTGTAGTGTTGTCTAGAATGCCGGTGAGAGACACACCAAGTAGTGCTTCCTCTTCGCAGTTCTTCTTCCATTCGCTGGACAGATACGGGAAATTGGTTAGCGAGGCTTGCCATGTACCTAGAATTGCAGCAAGACGAACTTTGCGAGCTAGCGATTCTAGGGTATCATTAGGACGAACAATTACTTCTGTAAGATTGCAGAACTCACGATCTCGTAAAATAATTTCTGAGCACGGATTGGTACCAAACTCGTAACCTGCATCACGACGCTCACCTAGTTTGGCTACAGTCTTCTGGCATGCGTCACGGTTAAAGATACCACGCTCACCACTCTTACTCTTGTACAGGGACACCCATTCTTCCATGAAGGTACCGATAGGATTAGCTTCCCACCATGCTCCAGTCTTAGCATCACGCATCCGTTCATCGGTAAGATTTGAAAGGCTGATAAGAGCTGATCGACGGACGCCTCCGACCACAACAACTTCCGCAACTTTACAGACAATATCGTGGCATTCGATGGAGGTGAGTTTTCGTCCGGCAGCTCTTCTAAATGTATCCACACTGAACCTAAACAGATCATCCAGTGGCTTTGGGCCAGACGCACGACCTCCGAAAGTTTTGAGTCGGGCACCAGCAGGGCGTATCTTAGATAGGTCCCATCGTGGAATTTGACCACCAATGAGTAGGGAGACAAGCTCCTTGAAAGCTTTAGCCCAACCAGCCTTGCTGTCTTGTACAACGATTGTCGTGTCAGAGTCAGTAAACTCTTCAGCGATTGTAGGAAGTTTGTCAACATAGTGTCGCTCCACAGAGAACCCCACTCCGGTTCCACACATCAAAATATATAGAATTTCATCGAAAGCACGAACACGATTCACGGCCACGTACGAACAATTATACCCTGCGGTATTGTCTCTGTCAAGTGCCTCACCTGCGGTCATCAGAGAACGCATCGAAGGCATTACTTCTAGATGTAGAACCGCTTGGCGTAGTTCTTCACGAGTCTCCTTATCCAGTTTACACTTGGTGTTGGCTTTCAGGTGCTTGTCAAAATAGTTAAAATAACGATTAACTGTTTCTTCCCAACTCTCACGACGGCCTTCCTCCTCTAGCCAACGTGAGTACCGTGAAAGATGAATAAACTCTTGATAAGGTGTAGGTAAATGCATATTTAATTTTTCTCCTGTTGTTAAGTAAGTAAGGTTATTTAGCGGTCAGTACTGCCCAAGAATGTGGAAACAATGGTTCCAATATTTTTCCAATACCGTCAGCGTACTGTTGTACTTCCCATTGAGCATGCGTATCTATTCGTTGTTTAAACACACGAGCGTACGCTGAGAGCGATCCGGTCCACCACCACTCAGTGTAGGTGCCTTGCGGCAATACGGCCCGTGCTTGTTCTGGAGCAACTCCTTGTTTTATAAGCTCATTATATAAATTTACTGATTTTGACACTGTGTTTTCATAATTAACATCAAAATCCGCAATAATACTGTCGTAGATAAAATCAGAACTGCCTTGTTTTGCACCATTTGTTGGTGCACTACGCCAATTAGGAAGATACACTTCTGGTTCGTTGGTTACGTAACGACGCGAAATTTCATTTTCGGTAAATCCGACTTTGTGTTTGAATAGTTGTGTTCGGACAAAAATAGGAGCCTTGATTCTGAGGGTAATCTGCGGGTGCGCAAAAGGCGTCCAGTGATTGTGTTCTGCCAGATATTTGATAAGTTTTTGATCTCTGGTTGATAACACATATGCACCATCTTTTGTGATTTCCCATTCACTTGTTTTAGCGAATGAGACTCTAGCAGCATTGACAACTGTAAGATCCGAACCCATATGATCCACATATTCTACGTGTCCTTTATCTAAAATTTTAATAGTATTCATTATAATTGTTTTCGAGTATATTTTGCTTCAAATGTTTGTAAATCTTTATGCTCTAATAAATTATTATCTAAAAACACCAGTTTATACAAAATAGATTTGGCTTCTCTTATAAATTCCGGTGAAGGAAGAATATAATTAGGATACTCGCCTTCAGTTATTCTTATAGGCAATTTTCTAAATCCTTGATTTGTATTATTCATTAATCCTTTTTTTATGTCATAATTATATTCAAATGGTAGTTGTAGTCTAAATTTTACAGAATTTTGTTCGTATATACTTCTAATATAATCATTAAAATCTTTAAATCCAATTAATGAACTGGGCCAGACAAATAGTTTATACCCCATTTTTAATATATTTTTAGAAACTCTGTATATATTTCTATTAATTGAATTATCTAACACAAATATTAATTCCGAATCTTTATACAATTTTGGTATTGCTAATCCTGGTAAAATACCACCTAATGCTATTGAATTGTCAAAAAAATTAGCATCAAATATCCCTTCTGTAACAACTATAGGTTTGGTTGGATCTACTTTAGTCTTTCTATTAGTAAACCATTGAAAATCTTTAAATTTTATAAAATCCTTTAAACCGGGTTTAAAGGTTGTACCAATTTTATATCTAAAAAAAACTAATTTATTTTTATTTTTATTATAACAAAATCTAAAGAAAAATCTTACAAACTTACGTTCCACGAATGTAAACCCAATATTTCTTAAAGAAACACCATATATTTTTCCGTCTGAATTTCTGCAAAAACAACCAATATAACTGTATCCTTTCCCTAGTGTTGTTACATCTGCAGGATCTTTTAACATATACGGATATTCGTTTTTTATGAAATTTAATGTTTCATCGTCTAAAACCGCATATTTTTCAAACCAATCGTATAAATTTTCAACAAAAAAATACAATTCTTTTTCTTCAGCAGGGACAAATCTTGTATTTGCATACAAGACTCCGTAGTTATCATCCGACTGATCGTTCAGATAATATTGTTCTGTTACGATATAATTACTGTCATCTAATTCTCCAATTTCATCTGGACTTAGATAATCATTCGTATTTGTCTGTATCATAATCTATATCTCCATCGTCCTCTTCATCTTCATCTTCAATCTCATCGTCTTCTTCTATTTCTTCAAATTCACCTATTTCAAAATCTGTAATATCAATATCTGTATGGTCGTGTGCATATTTATGGGCTTTGTCGTATAGTTTTGGATCTATTTCCTTAATATATTCCATGAACATAAAACAAAACACAAATATAGGATTATCACTGTCTATTTCTATCTCTTCGTATTCTTTTTCTGGCTCGTCTGGAGTTAAATCTTCTTCCATTTTTTGATCCTTATTTGTGCTTCAAGCCCCGACACAGCATTCTCGTTAATGGTATTTAGGATTTTGGTTGCATCCATACCATCCATAATCATATCATTAACGTCTTTATGCTTGATATGATCCGGCCATACACAAACTCGTTTGTGTTGATCAATAAGTTTTTCCATAGTTTGAACCACTTGTAGATTTCGTGGTTCGTTATCCATGACGTAAATAACAGAACGAGATTTAATTTCTTTTGGTGGATTGAACACGTCGCTCATTCCTACAGTAGCAAGACAGTTAGGAATAAACAGTGAATCTAATGGGCCTTCAACCACGTATACTGTTCCCAACAGATCCAGACGATCTAGACCGTACCAAGACTTGTGTTCTTGATCATCAGGCTTAATTGTGATGTAACGTACACTTTTACGAGCAGCACGATCTGTAGACACTTTAAGAATTCGTCCTTGTGCTCCTACAAGATGCCCTTTACGATCCAGAATAGGAATAACTAGACGAGGCTCGCTTGCAAGACCTTCAGCAGATTCCGAATTGATGCGTCGTGCCCATTGTGCAAAATCTTCAGCGTAATACAGGTGTTGCCACATCTTCTTAGGGATGTGACGCAACTCCACAAACTGACGGCACATATGGTTGGGTGGTAGTTCCGCAACGGTAGGTAGCTCAATCGTATATTTCTTCTTGGGCTTCTTGGAGAACAGCATCTTAGGTTTTTCCCTTTCCTGTGTTGGTTGTTTCTCTTTAAACTTTTCTAGACTGTACTCTTTACATAGGTTTGGAGCAACTTTACTCATAAAGTTGTATAAGTTAAGACCAATACTGCAGTTATGACACTTAAAAAAGAACTCACCTTTCTTCTCAAAAAAGAATCCACGAGCCTTAACTTTGTTCTTGCTGGAATCACCACAGATAGGACAACGACAGTTTGCCAGATTGTCTTTCTTCCACGCAAACCGTTGGAGTTGGCCTGACATCAGATTGATGAATTTTTTGTCAATGAATAGCGTCATGATCGAAACTTAGAAAAGTCTTTCTTACCAAACTTGCTGGTAAACCGATACTCTTCATCTTCTTCGGTATCCGGCTCTTGATTGGCATCCGCCAGTTGTGTCTGCTCCACATCAAACAGTTTCATCTTAGCACGATTGATACCCACAATAAACTTACGATTGATTGCGGTATCGTTGTATCTGTTCTTTAACTGCTTCACCATGATCTGGTTCATCTCGTCCAGCTTTTCTGTAGAGATCAGTGCAAACATAAAGTCTGCGGTTGCAGGCAGACCAAACGATTCGGAAGTGTCTTCCAGACCGATATCAGTACTGGCAAATCCTACACGATTAACCTGTGTGGCAGACCAGACCGGAACACCGTATTCCACAGCCATGCTTCGCAGTTCTTCTGCAATAGCCTTGATGTACATGTACGAATTAACGTTTCCGTTGTGCTTCATACGACTGGACGCACATATATTTAGGTAATCAATGATGATCACGTCTGGCTTAAACTTCTTCTTCAAGTTTAGTTCGTCTAGCAGCACACGGAAGTGATTCACACTAGCACTGGATGTAGGATACTCTTTAATAATAATCTTACCCTTGGCGGTTTGCTTCAAGGTAGCCATTTTCTTCTCGTACACTTCCTTGGGTAGTTCACGAAGCGAGTCTAGAGTGATATCCAACATGTTGGCATCAATACGTTCAGCAATTCGTTCCTCGGCCATCTCGCATGTAATATACAACACGTTCATGCCTTGTGCAAGACAATTTGCTGCATGATGGCAAAGAAATAGTGACTTACCTACACCTGTACCTGCCATCACAATATTCAAGGTCTTGATGGGGGTTCCACCGTTGGTGATGGTGTTGAAAAACTCCAGATCGAACGGAATCCGCTTTTCGATTCGATGATAAAAGTCGTACCGTCTATCCGAATCTTCCAGGTAATCATGACCGATATTAGTATCAAAACTAACTGCAAGAGCATCAGATAAAATACTTGGAATAGCTGTTCGGATCTTGTCCTTGGACTTTCCATCAATAATCTGAATGGACTCCATGATACCATTGTATAGAGCCTTTTCCTTACAGAAGTTTTCAGTTTCTGTGACCAGCCATTCCAAGTTGTGTTGGTCTGCAGACTTCTTGCTAAAGTCTTCCAGCATTTGAATGCATTCATCGTATTCGTTCTGAGCAATCCCCTTGTGCTTCTCAAGACAGATACTCACAGCGTCCTTGGATGGACACGTGTTGTACTGCATCACAAAGTCGTGAATGCACGTGTACATCATCTGAATAGGCTTCCTGTGGAAGTATTCGTTCTTGATAAAAGGTATAACCTTCTTGTAGAAGTCTTCTCGGAAGAGAAGAGCCTCCAGAAGCACTAGTTCAAATTCTTTCATTACTTGGTCTTCTTAGGTTCCAGTGCAGTAATACGACACGTTAAATCTTGAATCTTGTTGTATAAGAAATGAAAATTATCACTACGACGAAGATCATTTTGGCGTATATTTTCACCCAGTTCACGCTGAACGTCTATGATACGCAGATTTAACTTTTGCAGATCTTCGTAATACGTCCAAACAAAATTATACACTGCCCTTCCAATTCCAGCACCAACAACGCCACCTACTAGACCGCCAACAAACCACCATACGGTATTACTGTCCATACTTAAATTCCTTTGCTACTGCATCTTCCAGACGCTTCATTACATCCTCAGTGAAATACTTTTCCGGTTCTTCGTTAATGTTCTTCTCGAACGCCTTTTCGCCGCCCGGAAGTTCAATACGAGTAGACACCTTCTTAAATATATCATGCTTTAGGGCAATGTCAAGAAGTCCGTAGTAACGATTCAGGCCACTATCGTAGTTGAGACGTACATCCACCATTTGGTTTTCCTTGGTGAGACGACTCTTGTACAGCTTACAGTGGATAATGTTACCAACCACCTGACCGTCTGCATCCTTGTCCTTCTTCTTGGACAGATACACAATAGTGGATGCAGCGTACTTCAGACCGGAACCACCACCCATCTCCTTGGTGGGAACGTACGAGCCTACCACGTCGTAGGTGTGATTAGTCATCACCAGTGGAATACCAGCCTTACCAAGCTTTAGAGTAAGCACACGGAAGGTACTCTTGATAACCTGAGCACGGGTCATGTCACGCACTTCCTTGCCTTCAGCAGTATCGTTCATTTCTTTGCTGGTGCTCAACATGCCCAGTGAGTCCAACACAACCATCAGGGGCTTACGCTTGTCTGCGTCTTGCTCCAAATACTTGTCCACAATCTTGATTAGCTGACCACGAAACTCTTCAATGGTAGCCACAGGAAACACTGCAATACGCTTGGGATCCACACCACGATCCAAGAACATGTCTGAAGTGACAGCCTGCTCTGAATCAAAGTACAACACCATGCCGTCCTTGCGATCTTCCAGAAACTTACGTACCATACCGATTGAGAAGTACGTCTTGCCTGTAGCAGACTCGCCAGCCAGTGCAATAATCTTGTTGTCTGCAATACCACCGTACAGCGAGCCTGACACCAGAGCGTTGAACGCATACGAGCCTGTGTCAATAAAGCCACGGATATCGCTACCTTCAATACCGTCTTCAATCATTCCTGCGTACTGATTTCCTGATTCTTTAATTAGTTCATTTAGATTCATCGTCGTTCATTTTCCTCTCTAGTATATCACAAATCACCACAACAGCAATTAAAAAAATTAAAGTAAAAAAGTCCATATGTGCGTCCTTACACAAAAAAGTCCTCCAGCGTCGGCTGGTTTTCGATGCTCCAGTATAGCACATCTAAAATAGTTTTCAAGGGTTCTTTGAAAGATTTTTCAAATTGTAGATCCCGGTTCACGTACTTATCTAGGTGTAGTTCTTTAGGAATCTGGTTCATAAACGAAATAACTTGCTCTTTTCCACTTACGTGTGAAAGTGGATTAGGTTCTTTCAGGTAAATAAATTTAATTTTATCTGCTTCACCAATTAACCGGTATTTTTTATCTAATCCATGCTTTGTTAAGAAATGGTTAAACAGTAGCGAACCCTTGACAGCAATTGGTGTAGACTTCTTGTACACATTAGTCTTGCACGAATATTTTTCCATACCTGTAACCGAACGTGGAAACGCAATCTCTTCCACAGGTGCAGAGTTAAACTGATCTTGAAACTCTTGAACAAAACGTTTAACTGCCCCTTCTCCTTCGTTCATAATCAAACCTATTGCGGTCTTGAGAGCCTGACGCACAATCTGTGGTGTACTGGATCGTGCGGTTTCAATACCCATGATCTTCAGTTCTGGTTCTTTCAGGAGCACTCCGTCTTCGCCCATCATCACGTTAAGCATGTACCGCTTCTTGGCAGTCCAGATGCCTTTACTGCAGATACTTTCACGCTTCATACGCATCTTCTGATCGTATGCGTTCACTCTGGCAGCAAGTTCTTCGTACTTGGTTGTGATGTACGGTTCAATCTTGTCCTTGCACAGCTTTTCCAGAACCTCAGTAATCTTTTGGTCAGTAGCAGGCTTGGTAAAAATCTTTTGTACAACCTTGTCCAGACACAGGTACACCGAATCTGTATCCGATGCCACTACAAAGTCTACATCTGTGGTACCGGCCATCTTGTTCAGATACTTGTTTAACTCTTGTTCAATCCAACGGATTGACAGCTTACCCGAAACTGTAATAGCTTCAGCACAATCAATATCGTAGTATCGGAAATACGGATTACCTACAGCACCGAAAGCAGAGTTTAGCTGGATCTTACGCACCAACTGAAAGTTGTGGTATTTGGTTATGTCAAACTCTAACCGGTCTCGTTCTGCCTGTGATGCAGTTTCAGGCAGAGCCTTTAGTTCACGCTTGGCTTCCAACATCTTTTCCTTGTACAGTTTACGCTCACCGTACATGGTTTCCATCAGTTCAGGCAGGAACCCTTGCTTGGCTCGTGTAAAGTACACACCGTTGGCAGCAATGGTAGTGTTATGCTTTTGTGCGTACTCGTAGTGGTCTTGGTACCGGATAAACTGTTTCTGTGCGTCTTCAGAATGGGGATTTAAGATGTAGTCTGGGCTAAGGGTGTTACGCTTGCCCAACTTATCTTTGGTCTCTGGTGAGATGTTGTACTGCATGATAAGATGGGGATACAGTGAATCCAAGTCGAACGACACAATCCAGTTGTGCATACCCACTTGAGGATCTTTCACATACGCACCCTCAAACTGCTGGGCCTTCTCTTCTGCTTGGGGCTTCAGAGGAATCACAACACCCTTGGAGTGGAGGTGATGGTAGATGATACAGTCCCACGTCTTAACCTGACTGAACGTGTCCGTAAAATTAACTTTGGCATTGTACGCCAGAGCCACCACCAGTTCCAGCAGTTTCAGCTTCTTGTCTAGTTTCTGAACCAGAGTAACGTCGTGGGAGTTGTACTCCATGAACTTCTGAAAGTCGTTGGTGTAGAAGTCACGGATACTGTCGTGTTCTGTATAGTCCAGCTTCCTCTCACCCAGTTCTACCTGAGCGATATGGTTCAGGGCGTATGACTCACGATTGGTGTACGTAAACTTGATGTACAGTTCATAGTAGTCCAGAGTGGCCACACCCAGCAGATCAAATACTGTATGGTCTTTACCCTTACGGTTAATAATCTTTTCTTGGATCTTCTTGAACGGAGACAGCCGCTTGGCGGTCTTCTCGTCAAACAGTTTGGCAACACGCCCGTAGATGTACGGAATATCAAAGAATCGGATGTTCCATCCCGTAATGATATCAGGATAGTGTAGCTCCCAATACTCCAAGAACGCCCGAAGCATGCTGCGTTCGTCTCCAAACACATGACACTCTACACCGGGCAGGTCAAACTCGTGTAGGGCAAACGAGACACGCTTACCGTCTGTCTCAATGGTAATAGCATTGATACGTTCGTTAGGATCGGAGATAGAAGGGAATCCGTCTTCCGATTCGGTCTCAATATCTAAGAACCCTACACGAAGAGACTTGTAATCGTATTCCACTTCTCCGGGATACGTCTTGGCAATATACTGTGCAGTCCAGTCGGTATTACCGTATATCTGGAAATTAGCCACGTTGGAGTATTGTTCAATGGTGTCTTTACATTCAGAGATAGAACCGGGGCAGAACTCGTCTAGAGGAAGACCTTCCAGCGATCTCCACGGAGTTACCTTGGTTAGTGACGGAGCGAACAGCGATGGAAGAAACTGCGTCTTCCGTGTGTGACGCTTACCGTCCTTGTAATAAATTTCGGCAATAGTATCACCGAAACAGTGTACAGCAGTGTAAAATTCAGCCATGCTTCTTGTCTTTTAGATACGAGTGTAGTAGTACCATGTAGTTGATTACATCTACTATTGTATCCTCAAAAGACTCGTTGGCAACTTCTAGTTTGCCCGATTCCATAAACGAAGACAGACGGCTCATTTTGTCGGTTACACGAACCAGAAACCCTACTTCGGTGGGACAAATACCCATAGCTTCCACACGGGTAAAATTAGCAAACGGTTCTACACCGTTCTTGCCAGCATAATCGGCATTTTTCTTTTTCATTAGTTCACGAGCAGCATTACATAACTGTTCGTGATTACGTATCAGATCATCTCGCGTCATCGCGTACTCCTGTGGAACCAAATCCACCTTTGCGTGTAGTCTTTTGTTCAGGTTTGGTTTCTGTCAGACCCATACCGTAGTGATGCACAGGCACCAGTTCACCTTGAGCAATACGCTCACCGTTATGGATAAACAAGGGCTCACTAGACACGTTAAGCATCATGATATGGGTTTCTTCCACATAATCCCAGTCAATAATGCCTTCAGCATTAGCCATTACCAGCCCTTGCTTGAGAGCCAGACCAGAACGGGCATGAACTCGTAGAGAGTGGTCTCGTGGAATATCAAAGATTAGTCCTGTAGGAATCAGTAGCCGTTGTCCGGGTTCTATACGAACGTAACGGTCTTCGGGTGTTTGGTGAATTGCCACATTACACTCACGATTGTTCTGACAGTATCCACGTACCTGAAAAATACCGGTTCCCAGATACGCTTTCAGATCGAAACAAGCTGATCCTATTGTAGCAAACTGGGGAAGTTGCGCGTCTGGATGGACTTTATAAAATTTCAGCATTTGGCATAATATACACCAAAAAGTAACAAAGTCAAAAAAATTATGTAATTTCCATAGCTGAAACTAAAGTATGAAAATATCCAGTTAATCCTGCCGTAGCAAATAATCTATTGCCTGATTCCAAAACTATAGGAGCGTCTAAAGCTTGCAAAGAAGTTCCAGAAGAAACTACAGCATTACTTAAAACAGAATATGTTACTCCACTTTTATTTAATTCTATTTTTATAGTTGTTGCACCAAGAGAATTAACATTACTAATATTAATTCCATTAACTATAGCGGTTCCTGTTACACCCGGAGATCCAGGATATATTAAGGTAGCAGCAGTGGTTCCAAGAGATGTTGCATAACTTTTATACGCTTCAGGCATTATATTTCTCCGTATTTATCTGGGTTTGGTGGAAGAATTACCGGTCCATCCGTTTGTTGTGGTTGTTCTGTATACACCAAACCAAAAAAAGAGTACGCTTCTTCCATTGTGTCAAACCAATACCATCCGTCTACAGGATATGTATACGTGTCTTTTGATTGTCTGTATAAACTGTACGATCCTGCCTCTACAAAATTAGGACCGTGCACGATTATTCCGTTTTCGTTTTTATAAAATCCTGATGTACTCATGGTTACCCCGTAACTGCCCAACCTTTACTGATGGCTATCATGGTATTGTCTCCTGTGGTCCCCCAGTTATTGGTTACTGTTATAGTTTTAGCGGCTGCACCAGACACTCCTACTGTAGCTAGACTAGTGTACAAATTGTTTAGTGCCGTGAATCCCATTTGACAATTTGCAAAACTGACGGTTTGACCCATTCCTGTTAGTCCACATTTTTGTAAAGACTGTAAGCTGGCAAACGATGGAGGAGTGGCACCCGCACTTATACCTATTGTGGGAATTTCACGTAACGAATAACAGGTATTAAACATACTGGTCAGTGTTGGAGCTCCAGTCAGAGTTAAACCACCTGGTTTTACTAGTGATCTACACGCACTAAACATACCAGTAAAATTGGTTCCAGCAGCAGTGTTGTAATCTGGTGTGTCTACCATACTATAACATGCATTAAACATATTAGCAAAATTTGTACACGCTGACGTGTCTAAGGTTGGACCACGCAATAGACCGAAATTTGTATAAAACGCTTCTTCAAATGTGGTAACTTTAGCTGTATCGTATACGTAAGGTAACTTTATAATGTTATAACAGTTGTAAAACATTCTGTACATGTTTGTAACATTAGTTGTTACTGTAGGTCCTTCAAACTCTTTTAAAGAGTAGCAGTTGCGATATAAAGAATCACAGTTGGTTAACGATAATCCCGTTATCAGTTTTCCTATTTTTTGAACACCAGTCATGTCAGAAAACATATAATCTACTCGTGTAGCTAGTGGACAATTAAACGAAGGAACTTCTTGCACGCTTCTACATCCAAAAAACATCAAGTCTGTTCGTGTCATTTTAGACAGATCGTACTGTGGAACATGACGAACACCAAGACATTGATACGCAAACACAGCAATATTAGTACCTTTAGACGTGTCTAACCACGGTAACTGTGGTAACACGAAACAGTTGTAAAACATGTAACTGAAATCTGTAACATTTCTGGTGTCAAAAGACACATTTTTTAGTTCTCGTAACGAACGACACTCGTAAAATAACCCGTAACAACTAGTGGACGCACTAGTAACTTGTAGATCTTCTACTACCTGTAAGTTGTAACACCCATAGAACAAAAGACTCCAATCGGTAACACCGTTTGTGCCTATCCAACGAAATCGTTCCAGTTTGTCCATTCTTACGTTTGTGCCTACACCACCTTCAGTACTAGCTCCACTTATCTTAGGGTTTACTCCTGAAACGTTTGGGGCTGACACAATCATGTCTAAAAATCCGCCACTGTACGTGTAGTTTCTAGACAAACTGTGGGGGTAATCACGGAAATTAAAATTGGTTATGTTTCCGGTTACCGGAGTTATAGTTATAAGTACAGTTTTGTAACCACGACTTGTTACAGCACTGGTGACTGTGTCGTAATCGTAATTTTTTTCTGCTGTAGTATTAGATGCGTGTGTGGTGGTTGTTCCGTCTCCCCAGTCTACAGTATAGTTTCCTGTTGAACAAGTTATACGAAACGAACAAAAATTTGTACCTGTATTGTATACAGAGTGAAGTATCACTATTTTTTGTTCGCTGGTGGAAACTGCAGGCATTTCTGGCCAGTCTGAAGGTCTTACCCACGTTCCTGCTGTGGGATTGATCAGATAATCTGATCTGGTTAGTGTGTTTTTAGCATTACTAATAACACCACTATGTGCTTGCCATGTGTCTGTTCCGCCTATAAATCCATTATTTAAACCGTATCTTCGCTTGCTCATAAGAACCAACTCCTAGCGTTTGTTGTTACTTGTACAGACGTATTGTTTGTGGTGTTTAGTACATGGACATTCCCAGAGAATGTAGCACCAGCCGCAGTAATACCAGCATTAAATGTTTGAAGGGCTGTAAATGTTTGAGCCAGTGACAATCCTGCCAGAGTTGTGGTTGTATCAGGGAAGGTAATAGTGCTGTTTGCTCCTCCTACGGATGGAGTCCAAGTTTGCGAATTAGGAGTGGTATTACTAAAAAATTGAATAGTACCTGGATATACTTTGGTATAAGCAGCAGCTATCCCATCATTAACTCCAATACTTGTATCGTTATTTAGTTCTCCATAAGATACAACACCAGAAGATGGAGCATTAAGAGTAATATCTCCGCTATCGTCATTTACTTTAATGTAAGTATTTGCACCAGCTCCATCCCAATCACCAATAAATGTTTGACTGGCTCCAAGATTATTAATATAAAGTGTATATACTGGAGTCGGTACATTAGAATAAATGTAACCTGCTGCTATGGTTGTGAATGTACTACCGGCAGCAGAAATACCAGAATTAAATGTTTGTAGTGCAGTAAATGTGTTAGCTACAGAAGTGGTAACACCAGTCACGGCACCTGTTAATCCGTTCCAGGTTTGCACACCAGTATTGGTAATTGTGGGACGCGTTGTTCCTGATATGCTAATACCGGTACCTGCCACAACTCCAGTAACTCCTGTAACATTTCCGGTTGCTCCGTTAAATCCTGTAACGCCGGTATTGGTAATTGTAGGATTAGTAGTTCCGGTTATAGAAATTCCGGTTCCAGCATTTATCGCAGTAACACCTGATACTGCTCCTGTTAGTCCATTAAACGAGGTTACAGCTCCTCCTGTTAGTCCATTAAACGAGGTTACAGCTCCTGTTATACCTTGACCACTACCTAATATCAGAGTACCGTCAACCTCAAGCGATCCTGTTACCAGACCGTTACCAATCAATGTAAGGCCAGATCCGGTTAATCCTCTGTTAAAAAATGCAACACCTTTAGGTGTTATTCCTGCAAGAACGTTGGAAGACTGGTCTACTATTTCTACAGCATTTTGAGATCCAGTAGTGTCAGTATAAACAGTAAACGGAACCGCAACAGTTTGATCAGCACTAATACTAAAAGCATCAGTAACAGAGGTAGAGGCTTGTAGTAAAACTTGAGATCCTGCTATTATACTTACTGTTTCTTGAGAATCGTTCACAGTTATATTAGTAGTAGAAGTAGGAATACCTAAAGTAATAGTGCCACTAGGTGGTGGATACACGTTGGGTGTAGTTATTCCTGATGCGGTAAGACCTGCAGCAAATATCTGTGTGGCTGTAAACCTGTTAGATGTAGAGGTGGTAACTCCTGTAACAGCACCGGTTAGACCGTTAAATGATTTTACCAATCCTGTGGCAGTCATGCCGTCTGGCATCTGTAGCCACGAACGAGCTTGCAAGATGTTTGGTACGTCGTTGCTACGACCAATAGCAGACACCAAAATGTCTCCGGTGCTTTGATTAACACGAACCACACGACCAATGTTTTGTATCTGGTCGTTAGCTCCGGTAGGTTTGATACCGGTCAGTCCACCACCGGGAGCCACAAATACGGTACCGTTTATAGTGTACGCACTGGTATCTACCAGTTTAAGATTACCAAACACAACCGCATGGCCTGTAGCATTGTGGGCTAGACTGGAGTCTGCCAGACCTATGGCAGGCATTTTATCGGATACTGCAGCGTCTGCACCAAAAACTTCTACCACTCCACTGTTTCCCACGCTACCCACAGCGTATACAGGATCTCCCATATTGATCAAGGTTAATCCTGTATTTTTAATGGGCAGAAGAACAGGGCCAAGCAATCGTCCTGAATAATGCCCAGTTTCTGCTAGAGTAACCACGTCTACACCGTCAAACGTAAAATTATTGGAACCGGTTACATTGTTGTTTGACCAATACAAGATCTGGGTGGAAGTTACGCCAGCACCAACAGTTCCGGTTCGACCACCAAAACTAGCCACGTAGTTACTAAACGTTACTGCACCCGTTTGGCCGTTCCAATAACTAACGTAATCACCAACAGGACCAGTAGCACCAGTAGGACCGGTGGCTCCTGTAGTTCCAGCCACACCAAATCCCTCTGTTTTATCCCATGCGTAACCGTTCCACGTCCACAACATACTGTTGTACGTGTACGTAAATCCTACGGTTGATGTTGTTGGAAAATTAATAGGCATAGTTATTTAATATTTATACTTCTATCCATTGACCAGAAATTCGTGTGTACAGTATACCGTCTGAAGTGTTCCACCAACGATCTCCATTATTTATTGTTCCTGCCGGTGGTGTTTCCGATTCATAAAAAGCCGATCCTGCAGCACCACCAGAAATTTCTACATCTACCTGTTTTCCTTTTCTGGTGATTGTAACTCCAGATCCTTTAAAATTAAGATCGTTTACAGATTTAATAACACGGGCACCATGATCGTAGATGCCTACCGCACCACCACCAACAGATCCGGTGTTTAACCACCCAAAATTTTGAGCTACCGTCTGGGCGTCTAGTTTAGTTTTTACGAGTTTGGTTAACTCTTCTTTAAATTTAGATCCATCAAACGAAAGGGTCTGGTCTTCTAGAACTAATGGAAATTCTGCTTGTACAACACCAACGGGGCCCGGTTCTCCAGGCTCACCTTTGGGTCCACGGTCTCCGGGTTCTCCTTTAGGACCTTGAGGACCGGGTGTTCCAGAGTCGCCTTTGGGACCACGTTCTCCTTTGGCCCCCTTAGGACCAACAGAACCAGCAGGACCCGGTTCTCCTCTTGGCCCTTCCGGACCAGGAATTCCTTGGTCACCACGGTCTCCTTTAAGTCCTGGTTTTCCGTCTTTACCGGGCATACCAGGTTCTCCTTTGGGTCCTATAGGACCAATAGGACCCTGTGAACCGCGTTCTCCAGTATCTCCCCTGTCTCCTTTTGGCCCTTGAACTCCAGGCTCGCCCCTGTCTCCGGGCCATCCCACATCACCAGGTTCGCCTTTGTCTCCTTTAGGTCCTTGTGGCCCCTGTGGTCCCATAGGGCCAATAGGACCAACAGAACCTTGGTCGCCCTTATCTCCTTTAGGACCAGCCCATCCGTCTTCTCCCGGAGGTCCCTGCGGGCCAGGAGGACCCATAGGACCTATAGGCCCACGCAAACCCGGATTTGCATTAGGCAAAACAACAGCAGGAATTACCTTTTCTTCTAATAATGAAGACGGTTGCTCCCTTTGAGGAGTAACATTCATATTAAAATAATTTTTAAACGGTTTCATTATTAATTATTTATTTTATTAAGCTGGAGGATATTTTTCTTCCCACAGAGTTTTAAAATTGTTAATAGCTCGTATTTTAGCGTCTTCCAGAATATATTCTACAATTTTTTGAGTTTCGTATGAAGAAGTGGCCCCCGCATCTCCAGATCCGTTATAATATTTAACTTTATTTCCGTATGGTGATAAAGACAACCCCAATGGTAGCCATTCTGGTGGAGTGTATTGTTCTGCAGGACCAGGAGTTGTAGTTTTACTTGCAGTAGCCCACCACCAACGATTTCCTGTTATTCCTAAACATACTCCTCGGGTATAATTGTAGTGTGCAGATATTGCTTGTCTCCACATAGTTTTAGATGACCATTGATTTACACCTGCAGTTGTTCCTCCGGGATGTTTAAACATCCATTTACGCCAATTAGCTTGCGGAGCAACGTCTTCGTATAATCCGTTTGTGGCTCTTCCTAATATTTGTAATTTAAGGTATGAAGTTCCTTGCCATACGGTAGCACCGTTTCCACCACCAGCAACTATAGGTTCTAGTTGTTGATAACTCATATCTTCATCTGACATTACTGTGTTTGGTGGTGTGTAACGATACTGTAAACCATTGTATATTGCATCAGCGTATGGTTCTCCGGTAGCTATAGTATACCAGAAAGGCCACACGAAAGGAACGATTAATTTTTTAGATTTCCCCGATGCTTCTAACATTTCATTAATTTTATTACACGCAGAAATTCCTTGTATAGATCGTAATCTATTCATTTCACGAGAATTCAATGCACAATAAAAACTAGGCATCCACATATCAAACGAATCAATAGCACCACTTAATCCTTTTATCCATGCATCAGCAAAAAAATTAATTTTATCGTTTATATTTGAAACGGATGCGTTATTAGTACCATCACTAAAATAATAAGCCCAAGGAGGCCAATTGTATACACCAAATTTACAATTAGGAAAATAATGACGCAATCCTTGAAAATACACACCATCAGTTCCGGTTCCACCATCAAAAATTTTTGCTATTGTAAACGCTAATTCTGTCAAATTCTGTCGTACTGTTCGGCCTTGATTGTCTTCAGAAATCAATCCTCTTGGTTGTTCAAAAGTTACACCACCAGTATTAATAATATTAACAGTATCGGCGGGACCAGTCATTGTACCAAAACCAAATCCACCAATATCTCTATAATCTTCAGTCCAATTTAAATAAATGTATTTAACATCATCAGTAGTTACACCCTGTAAAGCTAATGATCTTCGCAAACCTAATATTTCTCTGGAAGTTACATAATTAAATGCGTTTGTGTTATATCCTTCACCGCGTCGTAAAGAACCACTAGCGGTAAGACCACCAGCCCAACCGGTAGTAACACCGGGAATACCATCATATTGATCGTAACGCCAAAGGTAATAAGGATCTGTAAGCTGTATAAAGGGCATATATTTACCACCCATCATTTCATAGGGAGCAAATTCACGTCTACCATCCATAGCTCTAATATCGTAATTGTGATCTACACCACCAGTATCTCCATCGTAAAATACTAACAGAGGATGTAAATTATATTTTATTTCGGATCCAGCTATTTTTACTGGTATTATTTTTACAGGCAGTATTAACCATTTGTATTTGTCTGTAATTTTTAAAGTAAAAATATTTTCACCATTAACATATTCGTATTTGGCGTTTAATAAACTAATATTTTCTTTTATTTTTACCTTCATTTTATAAATTGTTTTTGTTGGTTACAGAAGAAACAGTTAGGGTGAAACCACTCCACCAAGCATTATTCCCACTCCACAAATTATTACCAGAAAAAATAAAAGAACCATATTTATGAGTAGATGTTATTCCTTGTAAAATTGTAGTTATTCCAGAAATATTTCCGGTTATAATTTCATTTGTCGTGAAGGAACCACTGTAATTGGTTACCCCTATACCAAATTGTGTAATTCCCTGAAAAGCATTAATTGTCGCTACTGCCCCAGAATCATTTCCTGTTATTTTTTCGTTTAATAAAAATCCAGGATTGGAATTTACTATAAATGTTTTTGTATCTGTGCCCATTACATTATTTTTAAAGACTGCAGAATCAAAATAAAATAAACTATAATCCGAAAGTGAACCAGAACTTAAAGAATAATTTATTGTAAAAACTCCATTATTAACTGTATTGTCTGAAGCATCAATATACTCACACAATCCATTCCACTCTAAATGAGAACTGCTTCTTCCTTTTAAAAGAATTCCTGGTGATGTTCTAGTACCATTTATATTATTTCCTTTACATGTTATTGATTTTTTTACACAAGATCCCTTTAATCCCACATTTCCCGAATTAATAATATTATTTCCTTGAAAAATCACATGATTAGCAGAAATACATGCGCTGTCTACCTCTGCACCCCCAGCATTTATGCATGTATTATTGGAAAAATTAATCACATTAAACTGTGCGTCTAAACTGGTTCCGTTAACTTGAATATACGCACCACCTTGATGATAATTGTTTGGAGCTTTAACGGTATTTCCTTGAATATCAATTGTTATATCACCACCAGTGTATCCTGTAGTTCCAGAATAACTATAGACAGCCAGTTTCCGTACGAAGAATAACCGTCTGCTGCAGTTTCTCCAGCTTCTCTACGGCCAGAACTAGTGGGAGCGTATTGCCAATCAAACGTATTGTTTTTAATTGATATTATACCACCTTGGGAAGTTTTATCTGATATTACATCATTTTGTGCACCAAAATCTATAAACGCCCCACGATTTAACCGACCTTTTCTGGTGGATATAAAATGATTGTTGTGTATTGCAAAGTTGGTGCCTTTAAATTCACTACCGTAAATTAAAGCATCACCTGCACCTCTTCCAACAACATGGCATCCTTCTACAGTAATATTGTCTCCACCTAATCCTCCTATTCCACCATTCACAGTACAGTTTCTAAACAAAATATGTTCAGAGTTTGAATGAATGTCCAAAGCACCAACACTTACAGCATCTAAAGTAGCACCAGAAGTATGACAACTTGTTCCAATAATTTTCACATTTCTATTAGGAACTGCTCCTATACCATCAAGTCCACCAATAGTAATTGCGTGTCTAGACGCAGAGTAGTAACCACCGTTTACCAAAACAGACGAAGAATTCATAATCGATAATCCATAATCTGTACCAAAATCATCAGAAGCGTCTTCCATAACATTACAATTATTAACCAAAACATTATGGGATTGATTTATTTCGATTCCTGAAGCCGAAGCGTTTACAACTTTAACGTTTTCTAATATACAATTTACTCCTTGATTCACACGAATACCTAGACCAACACTAGGTGTTATTTTGGCACATTTTAAGGTAAAATCTTTCATGAAACACGAAGTGTATGTTGACAATTTATATAACGAAACGTCTGTAGATTTGTAGCTGGCGTATGCAGAGCCTTGTAAACGTACGGTAGTTGTTGACGGTGCCCATGCTACAAATTGTATTTCTCCTGCTCTGTGGTAGTTTCTAAATTTACACCAAGAAAAATCTGTAGGATTGTATACGCAAATTAAGTCATTAAAAGTTAATCCGTGAGCAGATGCAAAGAAAATATTTTGATCTGCTAATGTAATACCAGGAGAAGCCAACGCAGGAAGAGAAGACCATGTTCCTTCAGCGGTTCGTATATGAGTTTTATAAGTTCCTAAACCAAGATAAGTACAACCAGAACCGTCAATAATTGTAGCATCCGGACCGTCTCCAAATATAGAAACAAATGCAGGAAGCGTTATACCACTAGTTACTTTATACGTTCCAGCAGGAAAATATACAACCTTTTTGCCACTTTGTACAGCAGATTTTATGCTGGCAGTATCGTCTGTAACACCATCTCCTATTGCTCCTTTATCTTTTACAGACAATATATCAGAACTATTAACCCTAGAAATTAAAGAATTTGTGGTATCAAACCAAGTTTCAAAGGTATCCGATCCTACTAGTGGTGTTATTATACTCATAATACTGTATGTATTTTATTTAAAAATATTAAGTTTAACACGGTTCGATTAAACTATTGGGAGATTGTGATAATTTGGCTTTTAATTGTATAAATTCATTTATTTTTATAAGACCAAAAGAAATTCCTGGTGTTTTTTCTATATCAATATCCCAAGAAGGAAATGTGTATGCTGGTGCAGAAAATTTAGTTTGACAACCCAGTAAAGATGTTTTAGAAACAGTATCCATCAATCTATATACTGCATAATTTTGTATCAAAGGTATTTCAATTACTTCTGTAGATATAGAATTAATTTTTGAACTATGGACTGGTAACGTAATATACTTGATTATTTGTGTAATAAGTACACGTAAATAATTTTGCTCAGAATCTTCTGTGTTTACATAATTTATACGTTCAGAAGTTTCTCGTATTTTTACCTTCATTACACCACATCTCCTTCAATAGATACTCTACCTTCTAGCAGTCTTTGGCTGTATGTGGTTCCTATAAACAGTTTTACATCGTAAAAATATTTACCTACAGAAATAGATTCTGTGCTGTTTGAATCAAATTTAATACTAATTCCACCAGTAAGACTAGTATCATCGTAATTAGTATTTAAAGAAATACCACCAATTCCAGCTATACCAGTGGTATAACCACCTGTATAACCGTATGTTAATCCGTTTGTGCTGGCAAATAAAACAGGATAATCTGCCCCCCTATACCGTTTAATCTGCAATTGTGCGGTATACGGAGCTAAATTTACGGCAGTACTCCCATCGGACAGGTACTGGAGCCAAAAATCAAAATTAGAACCTTTATTTATCGATAAGTCGTATTTTGCTGTCATACGAGTATTTATGACTTATCTACTTACAGGTTTTCGTTGTTTAAACTTTCTTTGGGGTAAATGGGCGGGGAAAAGGGCGGGTTTATGGTCCTTTTTTTCGCTTTGTTTCTTGGCTTGTTCGTCCATTTGCTGTAACAGGTGAAGCTGATTGGTTTGTTCAAAGAAACGAACGTACTCTTTAAGATTGTTTTGAACTCTGGGAATTTCCGATTCTGGTAGCAGATTTTCCGTTAACAGTTTTTTACATGCCGCGTAGCCGATGTGTGGTTTACCAGCGTAAAAAGCAGTAGAGCCAACCTCATCCAATACTCCGTATTTGTACACGTCTGCAGACACGAACAAGATATCGTTTTCAGGATACGGCAGATCTAAAGCCATTTTAGCAAACAAGAATGCCAGTCGTGGATGGCCCATCATTCTGTAAATTTTTGCAATTTGATGTAATGGTTCTGCTCGTGATGGACGCAGATTCCATGCTTCTAGAAACGCTTGCTGAATTTCTAGCCACGGTTTATTTTGTAGTCCACGGCACATTCCTATTCTAAAAGCAGAATAAAACTGTTCTTCTTCCCAGCCACCCATTTCCACTCTTTTAATATACGCCGCCTCAGCTTTATCCCATTGTTGAGAATCAAAATAACTTTGAGCAAGATAGAACTGATAACGAATATTGGTAGGATCTTCTTGCAAAGCCTTTTCTAAAAGTTCCGCATCTTTTTTATACTTTTCTACAGGAGTTATATCTTTATTTCTGGCTCCTAAAGTTCTAGCAACAATTGCGTAATTGCCTTCTACTTTACCAATATTAGGTTGTTTACCCTCAATTGTGGGGTATTCGTGAAGTACCCCCACGTACTTCCAGTCTCTACCTGTTCTAAAAATTTGTGTTCTCCACCATTCAAACTCGCCGCGAGCAAATTTAAGAGCCCAGCCGTCTAGTTCATTGGGAATGTTAAACGGAAACTCAAATTTGCCTTGAATAAAATCGTCAGCATCAATCATCCACGCCCAGTCTGCTTTACCATCACACAGCCGTAGTGCTTCCGTGCGATTGTCACCAAAGCTCACCCATGGTCGCTCGTGAAGTTCGCCAGGAATTCCCTTTTCAGCAAAGTATTGTTTGATTAACTCTTGTGTTCCGTCTGTGGAACCAGTATCTACAATAATCCAATAATCAATATACTTGTGAATAGAATCAAGGCACTCTTTAATAATGTGAGTTTCATTCTTAACAATCATTGACAGGCATAGTTTAGGCATAGTTAACATCTCCTTGATTATTTAGGCAAGTTTACCAACCAGTATTGGATCATTTCGTCCATCATGGTTTCAAATGTATACTTGGGCTTCCATCCTAATATATTTCTGGCAAGCTGTGAATCTCCACGAAGATAGTTTAACTCTTCTGGACGTTCAAATTTTTTATCAGTTTTTACGTATTGGTTCATATCTAAACCTAATTTACCAAATACGTACTCTACCATCTCTTTTACTGTTCGGGTTTCTCCTGTTGCTATAACAAAATCTTTGGGAGTCTTTTGTTGTAACATCAACCACATAGCTTCTACGTAATCTTTTGCGTGGCCCCAGTCTCGTTTGGAGTGTAGATTGCCTAAAACTAATTTGTCGGACATGCCTAACTTAATTTTTACAGCCTCTAAAACAGTTTTATTGGTTACGAAATTAATTCCACGTCTGGGAGACTCGTGATTAAAAAGAATACCAGAGCACACGTATATTCCGTAGGCGTTTCTGTAATTGTTGCATAACGTATGGGCGTATAGTTTAGAACAACCGTAAGGACTCACTGGAACTAATGGTGTTGTTTCTCTTTGGAATCCATCGGGGTCACACGAGTTACCAAACATCTCAGATGTTGCAGCATGATACACTCTAGAATGGGGTGAGAATCTACGGACTGCTTCTAATACTGCTAGTGTTCCACCACTGTTTACATCTAAAGTGTATTTTGGAAGATCAAACGAAATTTGAACGTGTGATTGCGCTCCTAGATGGTATATCTCGTCTGGTTGTGTTTTATTGATAACCGAATCAACACTGATAGGATCTATCAGATCCATATATTGTAAACTTATTGTATTATCTTTGTGTAGATGTTCTATACGTGTAGTCTGCGACTCTGGTACAGAATTTCTTCGTATTGTTCCGTGAACTTTATATCCTTTTTCCAACAGAAACTCGGCAAGATAAGATGCGTCTTGGCCGTTTGCGCCAATAATCAAAGCACTTTTATTCATTATAACTCCATAAAAAAAGTAAGGTCGTCTTTATTTATACCAGCATCTCTAGTTATTCCGAAAGAATGTGCTGTTTTATATCCACTGGGTTTTGTGTCGTTGATTACTATTCGCGCCCCTTTGCCAGCATCAAATATTATATGATCGAATCTTATATTCAATTCTTTAAGATTTTGAATAGTTGTTTCTTTATCGCTTTCTGGGCGACCAGTAACTATAATTATCATATCGTTTTTAGGAATAGTATTAAACAAATCATCTATTCCTGGTAACTTTATTTCTTTACCGTTTAGATATCCGCCATGAACAACTAAAGTTCCGTCAAGATCAAATATCCAAGTTTTTTTAAGTTTAGGATAATTCACAATAATATAGGTACGTTATTTGATACTATTCCCATTCCCGATTCAGAAAGCATTTCAGGCAACTCTATGATTGAAGATGTTATTATATCGTGTTCATTTTTAATTATTTCATTCATTGAACTTTGTAAGCTAGCTAATCTAACATCATGCATGAAACAAATCCAATCCGTTTTTAAATACGGCTTTATTCCATAAAAGTCTTTTAGAACTTGTTCGTTAGTGTGCATACCATCAATAAAAACAATATCATATTTTTCAAATCTTGTTGCGGGTTTTATATCTTGTGGAGAATAACCAATAGTTAAATTTATATCAAATCCGTTTTCTTTTATTAGTTCATTTGTTATTCTAGAACCCTCTTTATTATGAACGCCCTCGGATTCTGCATCGATAACATCTATAGAAGCATTTTCAAAAATATAATTTAAAGCAAACGTGCTAAATCCAAAAGCGTTTCCTATTATAAAAATTTTTGGCGCATTGAATTGATTTTTATATTTTTCAAAATATGATACTTCTTTTTTTGTTATACTTCTTCCAATATCTGGCATTTCTTTTGGAGTTAAATATACACAATACACTTCTTCTACTGTAAGATTTTTATCTTTATAAAGATTTATTAATTTGTCGTATGTGTTCATAATTATATTTATTTAAAATATTATAACTCTAAAAATTCATTGTATAGTTTGACACCATTATAAAATGCTAACAATATTGAACTGTAATCTTCGATTACATATCCACACAAAGAAAACCAGATAAGAACATGCAATAATTTAATTTCTTGTTTAGTATACGGTATATTTTTAAAAAATACGTCTTCTAATTCAGACCAACCATGATCTTTAATATTAAAAATTACGCAATCGCCTTTAATATCAATAAAATAATTTTTTGAGTTTATATTATCATAATTTCCGTAAAAAGAATAGTATAATTTTGCGTAATCGTACCTCGGGTCTCCTGTTAATTTCTTTTTACCAAAATAACCACGAGGATCTATAAGATACGCTTTATTGTCCGAAGCAATCATGTTTGAAAATGTTGGATCGCCGTGAATCAACGTAAAAGAGTCTACTTTACATACATTTAAAATTTTATCTATAAACTCTTGATTATTTTGCGGATGAAATGGATTTTTGTATAGTTTAGAATTTATATTAATTGTTTCGTTTTGTATAAATGGTATTAGATCTTTAACAGAGTCTACTCTTTCCAAAGTTTTATCTTTATATACCAAAGTCATTTCGGATGTATCGATGTCGGCTGATTGTAACTTATGAAGAGTTTTAAGAGTTTGTAATACATCTAATAAAAAAGATTCTGAAGGTTCACGTAAAAAAGGATTTACTCCATCTATTTTAGACATAACAAATGGAGACGATGATATTATTTTTGGAATTCTGTCAAATCCAAGTTTAGAAACGTGGCTGTACCAAGCCAATTCATCGTCTATTAATTTTTCATATTCTTTAACCTTTGCTCGTTTTGTAACTGTATTTTCTTTGATTATCACTTCATTAAAAAATCTATTATTTGTATGGTGTTTTCTAAATTGTTCTTCTGTTCCTATATCTACCATGTTATCAATATAAAAACTATTAATTTGTTTATTTGTACCCACCAAATAATCAGTAAATGGACCACAATCAGGAATATCTTTAATTAAATCTTTATTTTGTATTGTAAAAATGCCAGCTACACCATTATGATTATTATTTTCTTCTTTAAGACCATTTTCGTATTTCCAACGACACGGAAAAGAACATTTAGTAGAAGTTAATCCGACACCAATTCCATTAAATATAAATTCTTGTTTTTGTATAGGAATTAAATCAGACCAAGTAAATACGAACGAATCATCTGATTTTATATGCTCCAACGCTTGTTTTACACCAGAACACGTTCCTTTTTCTTTTGTTTCTATAAAAGTAATCTTGGCTTCTGGTTTAAATTTTTTCGTGTATTGTTTTAATACTTCTTTTTTGTAATCACATATTATTATAAATTCATCTGTTGGATACAAATCTAGCCAATGAAAAAGAATAGGTTTACCAAATACGGGAACCAAACATTTTGGTTTTATAGTCGTAAGATTATTCATCCGACTACCACGACCACCGGCTTGAATTATTATTGTTTTCATATTATATAATGATATAATCTTTATCAACTTCTGTATAATTATTCACAATTTTAAATGAATTAATATGTGTTTCTTTATTGCTGCTGTTGTATATATGTTCCACTAGAAAACAACCAGGACGATTTAATGTTGGATGTACTAATTTGCTATTTTTTATAACAAACGTTATAATTTTATTATTACTATGTTTTCTGACAGTATCAAATAGATGATCACTATTAATACCAAATCCTCTGTCTACAATTTCTATGGTAGAAAGAATATCTGTTATTAATTTTAAATTGTTTTTCATAAAAACTAAACCAAACGACCAATGATCTGACCATTCTGTATTATTATGATAATTAAAGATTCTATAAAAATCTAAACTTGCTGCATAATAATTATTAGATTTACAACAATTTTCTATTTGTTTAAATTTTAGTAACAACTCTTTATCGTCTAAAGAATTCAGAGTAAAATACGTATCATCTGCATCTATATTCCAAAAAAACAAAGTTTCTGCGTATTTGTAACATGTTAAATTTGCTATACCTGTTTTTTTTCCTAAACTGTTAAGACTATTATAAAATATTTTAATATCACTATTAGTTGTACCGTCTATATCAATATCATTACATATTTCTATATTACCAAAAATAGAGGAAACTTCACTATTATATTTTTTTGGAATAACTAATTTTATTGTGTATTTTAAATCCAAAGAAAATATAAAAATCCACCTTTTAATGTTTTTTATGCTTTCAGTATCTAATTTAGAAGTTTTTAAAAAAACATCAATTTTTTCCATATTTTCCTATGTCTCCTCCTGGATGATTTTTATAAAATTGATCTACTGTTACTTTTTTATACTCAACTATTTCCATAGCAATACTGTGTAGTACTATTAAATAACATATTAATGAACACGTAGGAACTCTATTCCAAGGATCACATTCTTTTAAAAATGGAACATATAGATCAAAGTCTGAATACTTTTTTAATTTTGCATTATTGTTGGAGTGGAGTAAAACAATTTTGCTGTTACAATTTCTAGATCTTATTTTTTCACAAAAAAAACTAAGTTCATCCGTATTGCCACTTTTTGAAATTAATATTACGGTAGAATCGTCTTCTATTAGTCCCATGTCTCCATGAACTGCGTGTACGGGGTCTACACATATAGATCGTATAGTTAAAGAATTAAAAGTAGACGATATAATGTTAGCTATATGGTAATTTTTACCAACCCCAGAAAAGTATAAACATTTTTTGTTTTTTAACAATTCATATAATTCATATAATTTTTGAAAATTTATATTTTGAACTAGATGCAATATAGATTCATTATTTTTATTAATTGTATTATTTAAAAAATTCATATTATTTACCAAATCATGTGTTCTCGTGGAACAATTTGTCTGTATATTCTATTAGTTTTGTGTAAAAAATCGTCTGGATTATATCCAGGATGTTCTGCACTGGGTACCAACACAACACATTTTCCACCGACAGCAATCATTAATTGTGGATCGCCGGTATCTGTTCCAAAATACAAACCTACAGCTTTATATAAAGCTGCTAGATCTTCTAAAGGTTCGTCTACAAAATGAATACAACCATTAAGTGGTGTAAAATTATCACTTATTCCTGTTTGTATTGGCGTATATCCTTGATCTATCAATTTGTTTACTTCTGTTTGAACATAATCAAATTTATATTGTCTGACGTGGCTCCACCGTTTAGAACAATTGTATTTAACTATTATTGGTTTTTTAATATCTTTTATTCGTTCTTTAGCTTTTATATACTTTTCAGTATTGGTAAATATGAATGGAAGAGTATCATCTCCCCAATAACCAAATTCTCTGAGCATACGTTCGCTATATGTAACGTTTGGGATAGGTATTCCTTTAGTGTGGACAGGAGTTACAGTTAATTGTACTTCTTTACAAATACCATTGAATAAAAAAGCAAGTTTTTCGTATGTGGGGTGTAGTTGTACTATTAAATTTGGAAAATGTTTGCATACGGCAGTCATCAAAGTGACATCACCTAAACCACTGCTTCCTGGATTTGCTCCTATTTTATCTTTCATAATTAAATGTAGTTTAAAACACTAGGATCATACCCTCTCACTAATTTCCAATTAGACGAAGATAATCCTGTAAAATTAATTGGCTCGCCCCACATTAATGGATGAGTGCTTGAATAATGGCCTGTCATATCAAAGGTAATCATTGGACAGACACCAGTAAAAAATCTAATCATTCCTCCACCGGACAGTGGTGTTATAAGAGTTTTGCAATTAGGATCGTTTATTAATGATGCCATTTCTTGTAGAGAGATATGATATATGTTTTTTTGTTTATTTTCATACATTTCTGCACCTTTGCCCATTATATAAGTTGTATAGTTTTTATTATATAATCTCGTAAAACAATCTTGTAAATGTATGTCCGATAATCCTCGACTAGGAACATGATCTCTTTTTCTGACGACCATACAACAAAAACTATTATTATCTTTTAGTATTTTTTGTGTATCAATTAGATCAAAATTTCCTATTTCTGGTGCAGTTTCTTTAGTATAACGATAACTTGAATTTATAAAATCATTTTGGATTGTCCATAATTTGTTAGCCGTAGTGTCTGGTTTATTATAAACAACCCAATTACCAACATCCAAAGTTAAATCGTAAACATCATTTTTGTCTATATCTAATGCTAAAAAATCTTTATATGAAATAACTTTTTTAAATAAACCACTATATAAAAACTGTCTTGTGTTTATTGTTACAATTGTGTCTTTTTCGGGATCAAATAATTTATTCTTTAATCCAGATATTACACAAAGACGAGTTAATACGAGTTCCCAACCCAACTCAAAATATTCTTCACCCCTTGCAGAATCGTCTCCGGTAGTTCCATTTTTTGTGTTGCATCCAGCTATTATGTACATGATATAAATTATCCTAACTTATTTAGTTCACTGTCAATAATATTTAAAATATTATCTGGAGAATAATTGTTAGACCATATTTTTTTGCAGCCTGTTTTTTCTGTTAGAAACGATTCAAATCTTTTATTAGAAAATGATATAAATGTTTTATTTTGATCAATTAATGTTTCATATATTTGCGAAGAAACAAAAGGACCAGATCCTCTTCCCACTACTATTGGGCAGAAACTAGATAAATATGATATTTCATTTAAATCGCTTCTATCTTGTTTTATAATATCATCGGTATAAAAAATATTACTTTTTATTAAATTTTCTTTTTGCGTTAATATAAAATTTATATTTTCATATTTTATAGCAAGATTTATAATAAATGGTGTAAAAGAAAAATTATAACTCTGGCCAGATAATGTTTCGCCATTACAAATTAATATTTTTTTATTTGTATTATTTTTTAAAAAAATATCAATATTTTTTATATCAAATTTAGAAAAATCTATATGAGGAATTAAATCTAACTCATTTACTAATGGTATATTTTTATTTAAAACTGTTAAAATATAATTTAATAATTCTTTATTAGAATTACAATTACATCCCCAGGAGCACAACTGTTTTCCATTTGGTAAAAATTGACCCATCCAGGTATTAATATATAATTTATTATCAACAATAGTTATTATATCAGAATAATTTACAGAATCATTTAAATACGTCCCAGGAATATCTTGTAGGGATTTTTTACCGTGTTTGTGATGATAAAAATAATCTGCGTCTGGATAAAGACGCATAATATTTTTTATAATACCACGGGACATATGAATATCGCCATTATGCCAATCATTTATAAAATGTATTTCTTTAAACATTGTATTAATCTTCTTTCCAAATTATACCACTATTTGTACGACCCCAACCACCTGTTATTAATGCAGAAATGTGTATTGGAAATTGTTCTTTTGGTAAATTGTTTATCAGCTTCCATCGATGGTGGATTTGTTCGTGGCCACTATACCAAAGATCTTTAAATTTAACATCTTTTTCAAAATAATAGTTATAATGTTTAAATCTTGGGGACAGTATTGCGGAACGTTCATCTAAAATTCCTTCTAAGAGTGGAGGTTCGTGGCGAGCAAATAGTTCTCCTTCCCAATTCCAAAGTCTATTATAGCCACCATTATATGCTTCTCCCCATTCTCCTACCGCTAATAAATTTTTTCCCACATAACAATCTGCTCTAAACTTTCCTGTTTTAATATTTCTTTCTACTAATTCTTTTTCTGCCTGAGCCATCGCTTCAGCCGTCCATTGTTCGTCTATATCAAACTCCCAAAGAAAACATTTATCTGTTATTTTTTTTACTTCTTCTATAGCTCTATTTACTTGAACATCTTTAGATTGCCAAAATCCATCTGATGGAATATACACTAATTTATTTTCTAATCCAGATAATTCTGATAAAAATTCACGAGTACCATCTATACTTCCTCCGTTTTTGTGGTATTCTGGGGGGAATGGTTTACACCAAGCTGTACTCCCATTTGGTTGTGATGCGCCTTCTACCACAATCCACTTATCACAATTATTTAAAATAAACCTGTATTGATCATTGTGCAATAAGTGATGCAAACCATTTAAAATAATACTAAAGACTACTCTCATCTAATTCTCCTAAACTTTTTACTGTTTTAAATCGTTCATTATAACCAAACGTCTCACTTGGAGACCATATAGTAAAAGTATTTATATGAGCTAAAGACCATTTATTCATGGTTAGATGTAAAGGACCAGAATTTACTGATACTATATTTTTAACATTTTTTGCTAATTTTCCTATTTCCACAACAGATAAATTGTAGTCTAATGTACACGGATAGTCTTCTATTTTTTTAGTTGTTATTACTGTTTTATTTTTTGTTTTTAGCTTTTGTAAAAATGATATACTTTCTTCATTGAAATTTTCATATAATAAACTTAAAGGCTGACTGTTTATAAACAAATAGTCATATTTTACATCGTGTCTACACGATTCTGATAAAACTTGTTGATTAAATATCAGATCATTTTTTGTAATAAATGGACATGTTATATTCATAATATCAGACACATTATTCCAGTGTATAAGAAAACACGTGGCCTGATCTAAATAACCATTAATTTTAATAGACTCTTCATTAATTTTACCGTAATTTCCGTATCCAGCTACCCAAGTTTCTATACACTCTTCTCCGGGTCTAATAAAGTTTGTTAATTTTATTTGATTTGTATGATTTATTAACAATTCTTGTAATTGTTGGTGGTGTGTTGGATTGCAAATAAAATTAAAAAATACATGATTTTTTTCTGCAGCATTTATTAAAAAATGAAGTGTTTGTATACAATCGCCAAGATGTTTAGTGTTTATACAATTAATAGTTCTCATTTTACTTTTCTTGTTTCTACTCCCCAACCACCGGGACTAATTCCTATTAGCACTTTAGAGCGTCTATCATTTGATGATGCGATTGATGGAGGAAATAAAGCGTATGTAAGATCATTTCGGTTATTAAAGGTTTCTATTAACTTACAATGATCGCCGCCGTCGTATTTACCGGTTTTTACATTTTCTATTTCTGCTTCGCATTTATCCAACCATTCTTTCACAAATGATAACACTTTGTCATTATATTTAAAATAAATGATTGCACTGTGTGGTGTTTTCATGTCGTGGGTTCGTATAACTAAACCTATATCTTCTTGTAGCGAATCCATCTCTACAGGCAATACATTTACATAACAATCTGCATCTATCCAGATAATATCGTGTTTAAGTTGCTCTAACGTATTTAAAATAAATCTTGGTTTTTGTAAACAATTAATATTATAACTCTCAGATAGTTGTGGATTGTATACTAATAATTCTCCACCTAAATTGTGTATCTGTTGTTTTAAATTATTTGCAGCTTTTTCATAATATTTTGAATCACTATAGTCATAATAATAAGTTACAAATGGTGTCATTGTTGGCTCCTAGTGTAGATTGCATCGCCCCATATACCACCTGCCCATTCAGTTACTATTCTTTTAAATCCATATTCTCTTAAAAAATCATCTATTTCGTATACCATTGCGCAGTTTTTATAAACAGGGGCTCTGTTTACTTCTAGCATAATATTATAAACGTGTTGTAATTGTTTTTTGCAACCTTTTAGTACTTGTAATTCATAACCTTGAACATCTATATTTAAAAAATCGTAATCTTCGGGCGTTAAATTATCTTCTTCTAAAACTGAGTCTAAAGTCTTTACAGTAACTGTTTCTTTTTCTGTAAATTTTATTCCAGGATATTGTTCTAGATGAAGATACGGTTCTAATAACGAGCTGCTTTGACCGGTATTATCTTTTTCTTTATACATTTCCATGATACAAGACTGTTCGCCTAAAGCACAATTATATAATTTTATAAAGTCTTTTTCTGTTTTTTCTTTTTCAATATTTTGTTTTAATATATTAAACACGTCTTTTTGTGGTTCAAAATATAAAAATTTTGTGCAACCTATATTTTTGTGTGTTTTGTGTTCTTGACCATGGTGTGCACCAATTTGTATAACACCATTTGAACGAAGATTTAATTTTTGTATATCTATAATCATTTTGTTTCCTTTGAAATTGCTGTTATTATTCTTTCTAACATAGGTTTACAATATTCTTTTGCTTTTTCAAAATTATTATTAATTTTATCTAAATTACTATAATAGTATTCTTTAGTATAATTAAAAGTAAAAATGTCTTTAACATCTATCCAATAACTGGTATCAAAATACTCTGTAATATTTGGACACCCCCAATAAATTGGAATAGTTTTTGTAATTAAACAATCTATGAGTTTTTCAGTAAAATAATTAGTTATACTTGAATTTTCTAATGCAATAGAATACATTGAATAAAATAAATTTATTTTATCATCATTAGGAAGAGGTATTCCATTTTGCACAGGATAACGAGTTGAAGAATAAAATTTTAATTCTGTTGGTATTTTCTCTTTATTATTCCATATTTCGTGTCTGATCTCGTATGCTTTGTGCTTTGTGTGCGAAGTACAAACCATACTGAGTGTGTTTTCTTTTCTTAATTCGCCCAAAGATTCTGTAAATACTCCTATTGCATCTCTGTGGTTATTTTTTGATTTATTTAACCAAGTTGTTCCGTAGGACATTTTTATAGAATTTTTACAACCATTTAAAATAGTTGTGTTCGATGATATTATAGACGTATAATGTGATTGATTTGCTATAACAGTTTCTGCTTTTTCTGTCATGCTACAAATAGGATATGGTGGTTCATTTATATCTACAAATATTTTATTAGGTGCATCAGAAAAAAAAGTAACAGGACCACCAATTCCTTGATTATTTCCAAATCTGTTAAAATGAATTTCGTAAGATTCAGATAAATCTTTTATTGTGTATGGTGGTATTAGATGGTCAGCATTAAATATTAACGGTTTCATTTTATAAAAATTATATTATCACCCAATCAGTACAGTATATATCTTGCCAATCTTGTGGTCCATTAGGACCAAACCATGTTTTTGGTGCTATAGTTTTTCCTTTACTTGCCAATCTTGTGGTCCATTAGGACCAAACCATGTTTTTGGTGCTATAGTTTTTCCTTTACACAACCAAGCTCCCCACCAACTAAAAGAACTATTGGTAATAATATGTCCTGAACATCTACTCATGGCATACATGTCTTCTCCTTCATTTGTAAAAGGAGAAAATTCGTGTTCTGGAAATGTATGTTTACACCAATCAAGATCATCACTAAAGAATAAAAATTTTTTATCAGGAAAGCGTTTCATTGCTTCACGATACCATTCTATAGAAGCAACTGGATGAATGTCTTGAATTGGCAAATAGTCTCCACGTCTGACGTGAACAGAAACAAATTGTTTACCTTTAAACCATTCGTCTACTTTTTGTGTTACATTATTTTTAAATGTAAATTCGTTTCGTATGAGGTCTGAACAGTGTTTAAAATATTTTTCACTTTGAAAATAGCCAGAGTAATCTATATTATCAGGTAGTTGAAAAACTGCTGGCTCAAATCCAAAACTCTCTAAATGTGCTCGTTGGCATTGGTGTACTCCGTCTTTGGCTGTTATATTAAACCAGTTTGGTAGTTGTGTATTTTTTAACGGAAAACAGTAATCGTAACCGTTCTTTTTTGCAATACCCACAATTGCAGCGTATTGAAACATCTGATTTCCCAAACGACCAAAGTTTCCAATAAACGAAAATGTTATCACTTAACTATTTCCTCAAACAAAAAATCGTCAGCAGGAAGCAGATCAACCAATGCATTTAAATTATGTTTTATTGATTTTATTTTAGATTCATATAATTCACGAGATAACGAATCTAATATCGATTGTTCGCTGTCTTTATTCAACCATATTATTCCTTCTGGGTCAAATTCTTTTGGTAATTTTTTTGTTCCCCAATATATGGGCACAGTTCCTGTCGCAAAACAATCTGTTAATTTTTCGGTATAATAAGCATCGTAATTACCATTTTCTATAATTATACTAAACATATAATAACCTATTCCTTCTAGTTTGGTGTTCCAAGGATTCATTGGGTCTATTACTGTTCTGGGTGTTCCGTGTGCACCACCAAAAACATCAAATCCGCGATCAAGAGCCAGTCTAGCTATTGTGTGTCGGTATACATGTCCTTCTGTGTATTGTTTTGGAGAAGCAAACATAGAACACTTTTTAGTTTTTTGATAAATCCCCCAGTCAGATTTTCGTATCCACGGATAGTTACTTCCGTTTGGACAGTATTTAAATCGGTGATCTAAATTTAATAAAGATTGATCACATGTGTAGATTGCTGTATAAAAATTTTCAAAAAGTACTTTATGGTTATGGATTAAAAAATTATATACATCTGGCACGATAAATCTAGACTCGCATACCCACCCATAACGTTTATCTTTTGTGATAGAATTATCTGGTCGAACAAGTAATCCTTTATCTACGTGAACATCAAACTCGCCCTTTTCTAAAGACCATTCAAATTTTTGTGGTTTTATATTAGAACAAGACGAATATTGTGATTCAAACGGTAATCCTATTCCTTTTACTTTGTGCCCGGACTTTGCCATGCTATTAAATCCTCACTCATTCCTAAACGCTTTAATGCTTCTTTTTTAGAATCTGCATCAGCTAATCCCATAACAATAACACTATTATCGTTTTCTTCACCGGGCCACACGCAATATTCTGGCCCAACAAATTTCATTCGAAATCCGTCTTTTTGATAAAATGAATGAAGAATCCCAACCAGAGCTTCGTGATCAAACCACTGGCCATTATTCATCATCTGGCGTGCCATATAATTCCAATGTTGTAAAAATTCTAAAGTTTTAGAATTAAATGCCAGATAAATTGGCGATGCTTTGGCCGCATGTAATTTGGCTGTGGAGCACGCCACAGCTAAATCAGTATTTCCTTCAAACTGATCAAACACGTGCAGTGGTTTGCGAACATCTGAATCAATATCAAGCCATATAATAGGTCGTTGCTTTTCAACAAGCATTTTGTAAATAAATGCGGGTTTACTTAAACAATTTTTTTGATATGTTCCTAGCGACGGTTTTTCTTGTATATCATTAGGAATACGTAAAGCATCTAATTGTATTTTAAGACGTTTTGCATGATCGCTGTAATATGTTTTACCGTCTATGTCACTATAAAAAGAAATCACTTCGGTTTGCATAATTAAGAGTTTCCTATATGGTATTTAGGCACCAGTTGCCATTCTTTTTTTTCTTTATGGGGAATAATTTTTAATTGAGCCAAAGATATAATTGGTTCTTTGTATTCTTCTGGATCGACTGCTTCTACTAGTCCCCATTCTACTAGCAGCTTTACAATCATGTTACGACGGCCCAGATCAGTATCGTCTATATCTGTTTCTAGTCCGTCAAGATCTAACATTTCTTTAAAGTGCATAATAGCATATCGACCACGTTTGTGGAGGATGTGGCAGCTTTGATACAGCTTTTTTTCTTTCTTGGACGACACTCCCATACGGGTAAGTGTCTCTTTGACCTTTAAAAAGTCGTCTTTGGTTTTTAGTTTAACTTCCACTCCAAGGCCATCAAAAATATCTTCGGGTTCCATAATAATCCGCTTTCATTAAAATTTCAGTAACACGGAATTATTTAGGAATTTGGGTATTTGTACCACCCTGATCTACACGAGCAAAGATAACTTTCCAGTCTCTCTCAGAGATAAGATCTGCTGCTTGTTTAGCTTTGGTATGAGAATACCCGTATAAGGTCTTTAAAGCTTCTATACGTTCATTAGACTCATCTTTGATCCACTTGCTGAATCGTTTCCGGGCTCGTGCGGAAACCCGAAGAAAGTCGTACTGGAGCTTTTTACCCAACCCTGGTAGGCGATTCATTTCGTTTGCCAGAAAAATGGTATCAGAAAAATACGAAAGACCACGGTTAGCTAAAAATGGATTGTACTCCCGTTCACACCCCGGATCTTCGTCCATAAGTGGAATTTTTGTCTGATTTATAGAATTTAAAAAGTCAAATGGATTCATTGCTTGAACTCACAATTCATCATTAGCTCCACCATAAACGCACACAGATTGATCTCTTGGTCGGCTACAAAGGCGGTCTTGTATTGGTATTCGCCTATAATCACAACCGCCTGAGGGATGCTCTTGGGGTCTAGATGCTCGTATAAGCCATCGTAGACCTTCCTAAACACGTCCTGGGGGCTGTTGTCTAGGTTGTTAGCCACCCACTTACGGATCTCCGTAAAGTTCTTGGTCTTTAGGAATCCCATCAGTTCCTTGATATTAAGTTCTCCAGCGGTGCTCAAAATTCCAATATCAATAACTCCAGCAGCAGAATACCGCTGGAGTTCATTCAAGGTACGACGAAAATCCGGAAAAAACTTGACGACGACCTTAGACAGCACCTTGAGATCGTACTGGATACCTTCCTCATCCAGAATAGCCTGACAACGAGCCAAGAATTCTTTGGCTAGTTCTGGACGTTCCTTGGACGGAAAGGTAAAATCAATAACCGTACAGCGAGAATGGATAGGTTCAATGATACGGTTCTTGTAGTTACACGTCAGGATAAACCGACACGTCTTGGCAAACTCCTCAATAGCTCCACGAAGGGCTGGCTGGATACTCTGGGCGTTAGAGTAGTCAAACTCGTCCAGAATAACAATCTTTTGCTTGGCACCTTCTGACAGAGATACTGTACTGGCAAACTGTCGAATCTTGGTTCGTAGAGTATCAATATTACCGTCTTCAGAACAGTTGATTAAAATGTAGTCTGCTCCCAGTTGAGTACACAGAGCCTTTGCCACTGTGGTCTTTCCCATACCGGGCTTACCTGCTAGTAGTAGATTAGGGCACTCTCCAGAATCTACAATTGCCTCAAAGGTGGCTTTAAGATCTTTGGGAAGTACACAGTTTTGAATAATAGCCGGACGATACTTCTCTACGAGAAGTCCGATACTGTCGTTTGCGGTTAGCATATTACGCCTTGTAGGTACTGCTGGCATCCATGGCTACCCAGTACGTCAGGGGACGGCTGGCGTGGGTAAACTGACCGATAACACTCTTGGATAGTGCTACATGGTAGTCACCGTCTAGCATCTTCATGTTTTCCATCTTGAAGTTGAACGAAAAATCTGCACCTTCAGGATTCTCACCAACCTCAATAGAAAAAACGTTACAGGTAGGATCTTTGAGATCACGAACAATCGCAAGAACGGTATCGTCTCTAGAAATAAATGAGAGATCTGGATTACCTAGAACTGCTGCTGCTCGCTGTAGCTCTTTAAAGTCGTCTGCAGTGAGATCAAACTCTACCACAGCATCAACTTTCTTGATGCTCTTTGTGGGATACGATAGAAGCTTAGGATCAGAGTAGTAATACTTTACTGTGGATCCACGAGCACCGGTAATGGTCATGTGCTTGTCTCCAAATGCCATTTCTGGATCTTGGAACAGTGAAATTACACCCAGCAGCTTGTTGAGATCCCAAATACCAAATTCAGTATCAAACGTCTCGTCTACTTCCGCTTCTGCCATAATGTTCTTAGTAGGAGACATGGTTACCAGTTTAGATCCGGGCTTTACGTACAGATTAGAGTTAATACCACTGAAGTTCTTAAGAATGTTCAGGGTGTCCTTAGAAATTGTTGTTGTCGCTTTAGTCATAATATAAAATTCCTTTATTTGTTGAATCGTTCAAAGTTTTCAAAATCATCATTATCAGAAGTGTGGCCGTGGCGTAGATCATTTAACCAACCTTGCTGATTGGGTTTTCGGCCACGCTTTTTCTTTCGACGTGCTGCTGCTTCTTTCTGTTCGCGCCTCCAACGCTCATACTCTGATTCAGGTTCTGGGGTATACATCAAAATTCCTCTAGATGTGGCATAAGAGTCTTCAGTTTGTGATCAATAAAATACTGAAGCAGTTTATCTCTGCCTTTTCCTTTCTGTGATTCGTAGGTTTCTAGAATACGATCTTGTAGATCTTGGGGTACATTACTCATATCAATCAGGGTGCTATTACGAATATATTTAGGATTTTCATAAAATCCAGATTGCTCTGCATCAGCCTTTAGCTGCGCGATACGCTTTTGTGTCATTGGCGTTTGCCGCTTACCATCTCGCACAAAAGTGTCATCATCACTAAGAATATTAGGAATTCCATCACTGGAATCGCCCCCTAGAATGTGTTCAAAAAGCACTCCACGAGGATCTGAACACATAAGGTATTTATCTGTAGTGGGGCTGTATTGTTCCACATTAGGAAAAATTTGTAGTTGTTGAAAATCCTTATCATTAGATACAATAAGAACCTTTTCACTTTGTGAATATGTCTTGCAAAGTGTATAGATAATATCGTCTGCTTCTGCTCCCTTTAGGCGAAGACTAGGATACGGAAATATATCTTTGATTTCTTCACGAATGGTATCCAACACATCAAAGACGGCTTTCCACTCGTCCTTTTTAGCTTCTTGCTGCTTTTTACGGTTGGCTTTATAATACGGAAAAATATCTTTACGCCAATAGTTATTGCCGTCATTACAGAGAATCATCTCTCCGTATTGACGAAACTTTGTGCGATATTTACGATACGTGTTCAGAACTGTGTGGCGAATGTAATCTTCGTTTAGAGGTTCGCCATCTTTAGATGCCTGAAAAATATTAGCCAGAATAATCTGGTTGTTATCAATAAGTAACATACTTTAACTATACCACATAAAAAACAAAAGTCAAAATATTTGCACCCATTGTTCTGAATCTGTATCAACAATGTATTTGTATAATTTTCCAGTGTTTGGATTGTACCATTCGTCACCAGAGTCTACTCTAGTTGGTGGAGTAGTAGAACTAAAAAATATTACAGATTTTCCTGCACGTTCACTGTTTAAGGGAGCCCAGCCAGAATCTATGTGTTCTGGCGATTTACACAGATCTGGGTTTCTGGTTGCAATATATGCTTTCCCTTTTTTATATACAATATCGCCTTTTATGTACTGTATACACGATCCTGATGAATCAGAAACTTTAAAAACTTGTGGAAGATCAGCCATTTAAAACGTCCTTAAATTCCTCTAAAGTAGTTATGATTTGTTTGATCTTACGTTTGCCGAGAAACGAAAACCCTTCTTTTAGATCTGCATCTTGTCCTTTATATGCAGTTTTTAGTTCTTTAATGTGGGGGTCTAGAACTTTAGCTAGACGCTTATGGTGTACGGGTTT